CACACTCTTCAGCATTCTCAAGCGCCCCTAAGTCTAACCGTTAGGCTAAGTCCTCTCAGGTAGACTTAGGTTAACTGTTGTACTCTGTTGCGCCCCTAAGTCTAACCGTTAGCGCCAGGTGGTGCGCCTAAGTCTAACTGTTGTACTCTGTGGTGCGCCTAAGTCTAACTGTTGTACTAAGGTGGGCTAACAGATTGGGTACGGGGGAGGGGCTGTGGCGCTGATGAATAATTGTAGTAGGCACTCCAGTACTCAAAAGTAGAATTTAGAAAACAACAGTAAATTAATAAAAAAGTAAGCATTTACTAACTTATGTAACCTCTTGTTAACACAAGTAAAGTCAAAACTTTGACTCAGTCAAGAAAATAACAGTAAAAAGTACTTGACAAACGCTAAAAAGTATGCTATAATAAAGAGGTATCTTAAAGAATGTTAAGGTAAATACATTATGGATAATCAAGATGATCCTCCAAAGCGTAAGCGAGGTAGACCTAGGAAGGGTGAGATAGTTGAGAAGACTACTGGCTCTAGAGGTAAGGTAGGTAGACCTAAAGGTGATGCTTCAATTATCAATGAGTACAAGGCTAGGATGTTAGCTAGCCCTAAGTCCCGTAGAGTGTTAGACAGTATATTTGATGCAGCACTTAATGATGACCATAAGAATCAAGCAGCAGCTTGGAAACTAGTCATGGACAGGATGTTACCCCTTAGTTACTTTGAGAAGGATAGTGCTGGTGGTAGACAGTCTGTACAAATTACTATCTCAGGTGTCCCTAGTACCATCTCATCACAGAATAATGACAACTCCAATGACCCTATTGAAGGAGAATACACCAACAATGACGTTTAAGTATTTCAGTAGGGATGAGTTTGCTTGTCAAGCCACAGGCGAGAATGAAATAGAGGATGAGTTAATATATGCCTTGGATGAACTTAGAGAGCACTGTGGTTTTCCTTTTGTTATCACAAGTGGCTATAGATCACCTGACCATCCTATTGAGCTAGGTAAACAACGACCAGGTACACATGCACAAGGCATAGCAGCGGACATAGCTGTGTCTTCAGGTTTACAAAGGTACACTGTAGTAAAGAATGCTATTAAGTTAGGCTTTACTGGTATTGGTGTTGCTGGAGGTTTTGTGCATGTAGACATTAGAGCTACTGATACACCTGTAATGTGGACGTATAACTAGCCACTACGTGGCGCGAATAGCGGAGCTATTAGTTAGTGCTTACTAACAAAGAGTACAAGAAGACCTTAGCACAGCAAGAAGATCTAAACTGGGATGGAGATCCTGAGTTAGATGTTGAGTATGAGTGTGAGGAAGAGAAAGACTTGGATGAGTTAGCAGCAAGGCTGCGCGATAGCGAAGCTATCTATGTGGTCAAGTATTTCTATGACTGATCTTAACATACAACTACTGGATTGGCAGCAACAAGTATGGGAAGACCCTACTAGATTTAAGATTGTAGCTGCTGGTAGACGTACAGGTAAGTCAAGACTAGCTGCTTGGATGTTGATTGTTAATGCTCTACAGGCAGACAGAGGCCATGTGTTCTATGTAGCTCCAACACAAGGACAGGCCAGAGACATCATGTGGCAAACACTATTGGAGCTGGCGCACCCTGTTGTATCTAACGCACACATAAACAACCTACAGATTAAACTGGTCAACGGTGCAACGATCAGCCTCAAGGGTGCTGACAGACCAGAGACTATGCGTGGTGTGTCACTAAAGTTCCTAGTGATGGACGAGTACGCTGACATGAAGCCAGAGGTCTTTGAGCAGATCCTTAGACCTGCCTTGGCTGACCAGAAGGGTGCTGCATTGTTCATTGGTACACCTATGGGGCGTAATCACTTCTATGACCTGTACAAGTACGCAGAGCTAGAGGACGATGAGTCCTATACTGCATGGCACTTTACAAGTTATGACAATGAGTTGTTAGACCCAGACGAGATTGACCTAGCTAAGAAGTCTATGTCATCCTACGCATTCCGTCAAGAGTTCATGGCATCATTTGAAGCTAGAGGCTCAGAGATGTTCAAGGAGGAGTGGGTTAAGTTTGGTGAAGCACCAGAGATAGGTGACTACTACATAAGCATTGACTTAGCTGGCTTTGAGGACGTAAGTAAGAAGAGAACTAAAAACTCTAAGCTGGATGAATCAGCTATTGCTGTTGTTAAAGTAAATGAGAATGGCTGGCACCTAGAAAACATCATATACGGTAGGTGGGACTTAGCGGAGACAGCTAGGAAGATCTTTGAGGCTGTTAGAGACTACAGACCTATCAGTGTAGGTATTGAGCGTGGTATCTCTAAGCAAGCTGTGATGTCACCCTTAATGGACTTGATGAAGCAACAGGGGAGATTCTTTGTTGTAGAGGAACTAACACACGGCAACAGAAAGAAAACAGACAGAATCATGTGGGCGCTACAGGGTAGATTTGAGAATGGTCAGATTACTCTAGGGCAAGGTGAGTGGAATAGTAGATTCATGGATCAGTTATTCCAGTTCCCTGACCCGTTAACACATGATGACCTTGTGGATGCCTTTGCGTACACAGACCAACTGGCTAAGGTAGCCTACAATTATGACTTTGAGATTGATGATCTCGAGGTCTTAGACGCAGTAACAGGATATTAATATGGCGAAGTCAAAAGTAAATGCTGCTGGTAACTACACCAAACCCACTATGCGTAAAAACCTATTCAATAAAATCAAAGCAGGTACAAAAGGTGGCAAGGCTGGACAATGGTCAGCGCGAAAGGCACAGATGTTGGCAAAAGAATACAAAGCCAAGGGTGGAGGATACAAGTAATGGCTCTAGCTAAGTCACAGAAGTCACTAAAGAAGTGGACTAAGCAGAAGTGGCGTACAAAGTCAGGCAAACCTAGCACTCAAGGAGCTAAAGCTACTGGAGAACGCTACTTACCAGAGAAAGCAATCAAGTCTTTGTCTGCAAAAGAGTACGCAGCCACTACTAGAAAGAAAAGAAAAGATACTAAGGCTGGTAAACAACACTCTTCACAGCCTAAAAAGATAGCAAAGAAAACCAAACGCTCACGTTCAAGGTAAAAAAGTATGGATTACGGTGACAATGACGTTCTGTCTAGCGACGAACACCTAGAAAACTGGGTAATGGCTAAGTGTGACTCGTGGCGAGACCACTATGAGTCCAATTATGCGGAAAGATTTGAAGAATTCTACCGTTTGTGGCGTGGAATCTGGGCAGCAGAGGATATGGAGCGCAAAAGTGAGCGTTCACGTATCATTTCACCTGCATTACAGCAGGCTGTAGAGTCTAGTGTAGCAGAGATTGAGGAAGCAACCTTCGGTCGTGGTAAGTATTTTGATATTACCGACGATATGGGTGATGCAGAGTCTCAGGACGTTGTGTATCTACGCACTAAACTGCATGAGGACTTTGAGAAGACTCAAATACGCAAGCAAGTAGGTGAGTGTCTTATCAACAGTGCTGTATTTGGTACTGGTGTAGCTGAAGTAGTGCTAGAGGAAGTCAAAGAGATGGCTCCTGCTACACAGCCTATTATGGACGGACAGTTACAAGCAGTAGGTGTTAACGTCACAGACCGTACAGTAGTTAAGCTACGCCCTGTACTGCCACAGAACTTCTTGATTGACCCAGTAGCTACCTCCATACAGGACGCTATAGGCGTTGCTGTGGATGAGTTTGTGCCACGACACAAAGTACAACAGCTACAGGAAGAAGGTGTCTACAGGAGCGTGTACGTAGGTCAGGCGGCTAGTGACTATGACCTAGAGCCAGATCAAGACCTAACAAGCTACGACGAGGACAAAGTACGCCTAACGAAATACTATGGACTTGTGCCTCGTTACTTGCTAGAGATTGGTGAGAAAGAAGCACTGCTTGACGACGATGAAGACATTGCTGATATTGAACTAGAGGAACCAGAGAACGATGAAGATGCCAGCTATTACGTCGAAGCTATTGTGGTTGTGGCTAATGGAGGCATCCTACTAAAAGCAGAAGCTAACCCATACATGATGCAGGATCGTCCTGTAGTAGCATTTCCTTGGGATGTAGTTCCCGGTAGGTTCTGGGGACGTGGTGTGTGTGAGAAGGGTTACAACAGCCAGAAGGCGCTTGACACAGAGCTTCGGGCACGTATTGATGCTCTAGCACTAACTGTGCATCCAATGATGGCTATGGACGCTACACGCCTTCCTAGAGGCTCTCGTCCAGAAGTACGCCCAGGTAAGATCTTGTTAACTAACGGCGACCCTAAGTCTGTTATCAACCCATTCAACTTTGGTCAGGTTAGTCAGATTACATTTGCACAGGCAGCAGAACTACAGAAGATGGTTCAGATGTCTACAGGTGCTATTGACTCTGCTGGTATTCCTGGCAGTATTAACGGTGACGCTACGGCTGCTGGTATCAGTATGTCGTTAGGTGCAATCATCAAGCGTCACAAGCGTACCTTGATTAACTTCCAACAGTCCTTCTTGATTCCTTTTGTTAAGATGGCTGCTTGTCGTTACATGCAGTTTGACCCAGAGAACTATCCTGTCAAGGACTACAAGTTTAACACTACGTCTACTCTAGGCATCATTGCTCGTGAGTACGAAGTAACACAACTTGTACAGTTACTGCAAACAATGTCTCAAGAGTCTCCACTGTACAACACGTTGATTCAGTCAATTATTGACAACATGAACCTGTCTAACCGTGAAGAACTAATGGCTAAGTTGGCTCAAGCAGAGCAGGCATCACAACCTACACCTGAGCAACAACAGATGCAACAAGCGGCTGCACAGGCACAGATGGCCTTCCAGCAGTCACAGACAGCGGCTCTAAACGGTCAGGCACAGGAGTCTAGTGCTAGAGCGCAGAAGATTGCTGTAGAGACACAGCTTGCACCACAGGAGCTACAGATTGATCAGATTAAGGCAGTCACAGCTAACCTGAAGGCAGGCGACCAAGAGGACAAGGAGTTTGAGCGTCGTATGAAGATTGCTCAGACATTCTTGAAAGAAAAAGAGATTGACCTAAAGAATCAACCTCAACAACAAGCACCGCAACCAGTGCAACCCATGCAACCCCTTCAATTACAACAAGGATAACTTGATGGTCGTAACACGTACAGAACTAACTCAGATAGTAGATCAAGTCAACAAGAAGTTTGATGAACTAGAGGCTAAGATTAAAGAGTTAGAGGCACTAAATGCTAAAAATACAGCATCACCTAGAAAAACTACAAAGCAAACACAAAAGGCTGCGTAATGGCGAAAGAAAAAGATTCACGTCTCCAACGTGCTGGAGTTAGCGGTTACAACAAACCAAAGCGTACACCAAACCACCCTACTAAATCTCATGTGGTGGTAGCTAAGGAAGGTGATAAAGTTAAGACCATCAGGTATGGTCAGCAAGGAGTCAGTGGCGCAGGGAAAAACCCTAAGACAGCTTCTGAAAAAGCAAGGCGTAAGTCTTTCAAAGCAAGACACGCAAAGAATATAGCCAAGGGCAAGATGTCTGCGGCATATTGGGCTAATAAATCTAAGTGGTAGTAAGGAGAATACTATGCCAATGGTAGGCGGAAAGAAGTACAGCTATACCCCTAAAGGTAAAGCAGCGGCAAATAAAGCTAAAAAACGTATGGCTAACAAGAAAAAGAAGAAGTAATAATGATAGCAGAGATAAGTGCAATTGTTGCTGGTGTCAATGCTGCTACGTCTGCTATTAAGCGTGTAGCTGAGACTACCAATGACATCTCAAGTATCTCTGCTTTCTTATCTACTCTTGGAGGCGCAGAGGTAGAGTTAGCTAGAGCGCAGAATGAAGGCAAGCTATCTGAAGCAGATGCTGTTAAAGCTGCACTAGCTAAAAAACAAATACAAGAGACTATGCAAGAGATTAAAGATCTCTTTACAGTCAGTGGTAACGGACAACTTTACCAAGAAGCTATGGCTTCTATGGCTGCGGCTAGAAAAGCTAAACAAGTAGAGTTAGCTAAAGCAATAGCAGCTAAGAAGAAATTTTGGAAGGACGTTAGAGAAATAGGTGCTGTTATAGGTGTATTGATATTTCTAGTACCTATGTGCCTAGCACTTTTAATTTCATATTTAACAAAATAACACTTGACAAACACGAAAAAGTATGATATAATATATAGGTACTTTACGTACATCCAGTATTCTTTAACAAAGGTAAAATACGATGACTCAAGAGTTAGAAACATATTTCAACAACTACTTTGCTATGTTTAGATCAGAAGGCTGGAAGCAGCTAATCTCTGACCTACAAGGTAATGTTGGACAGATCAACTCAGTAGAAATGACTACGGATAATGATAACTTGAACTTTCGCAAAGGTCAGTTAGCTATCCTAGCAACCATATTAAATCTTGAAACACAGATTGATAACGCTCACGAACAAGCAGAATCAGAAGAGTCTGTAGATGAGGCTGTTTGATTTCAGATGTCCTTGTGGCAAACTGTTTGAAGATTTAGTTAAGTCTGATGTCACAACTTCTAGGTGCAGTTGTGGCTTGGACGCTAAACGTGTTATCTCCCCAGTGAGATCTAACCTTGAAGGCATTAGTGGAGACTTCCCTGATGCACATGATAGGTGGGTTAAACGTAGGGAGCAGCACATGGCACATGAACGAAGGCAAACCTCCTAGAGAACCTTCATACTAAACATCTCCACAATACTAAGGTACGGAGTTAATAATGGCTAAGATTATTGAACCTGAGCGTCAGCAGGATAACCAAGAAGAAAACGAACAACAACTAGCGATGTTTGAACAAGTAGAGGAACAACAGGAAACTCCTGAACCCCAGGAACCTGAGATCCCAGACAAGTACAAAGGTAAGTCTGCTGAAGAACTTGTACAGATGCACCAAGAAGCTGAGAAGCTATTGGGCCGACAGAGTTCTGAAGTAGGTGAGCTACGTAAGGTTGTTGATACGTATATCCAGACACAACTCACAGAAGATACTAAAGAAGCACCCCAACAAGACGAAGAAGTAGATTGGTTTACAGACCCTGATAAGGCTGTAGATAGGGCTATTCAGAACCATCCTAAGATTAAGGAAGCTGAAGAACTTACAAAGCAGTACAAAGCAAGCACTGCACTATCAGAGCTACAACGTAAGCACCCTGATATGAATCAGATCTTGCAAGATGCTAACTTTGCTGAGTGGATTAAAGCATCCAATGTTAGGACTAGACTGTTTGTAGCAGCAGACCAGCAGTACGATAGTGAAGCCGCTGATGAGCTATTTAGCTTGTGGAAAGAGCGACAGAACATTGTACAGCAGACTGCCGCTGTAGAGGAGCAATCCCGTAAGCAAGCAGTTAAAGCAGCTTCTACTGGCAATGCTAGTGGCAGCACTGAATCAGCACCTAAGAAGATCTACCGACGCGCAGACATTATTAACCTTATGAGAAACGACCCTGATCGCTATGCTGCTCTACAACCAGAGATCATGAAGGCATATGCAGAGAAACGGGTCAGATAGTATATCTTAGGAGATATTTATTATGACTGATTCCACATATCCCGCAACTGGCGGGTTCGTTGACAACACTAGCGCAGCTACTTTCATTCCAGAAATCTGGAGTGACGAGATTATTGCTGCGTACCAAAAGAACCTTGTCTTGGCAAACCTTGTCAAGAAGATGTCTATGGCTGGTAAGAAAGGTGACACGATCCATGTGCCTAAGCCTGTCCGTGGTGACGCTCACGCTAAAGCTGAGAACACTGCTGTAACGGTTCAGAATGCTACGGAAAGTGAAGTTCAAATTTCTATTAACAAGCACTTTGAATACTCACGTTTGATTGAAGACATTACCGACGTACAGGCTCTTAGCTCACTGCGTCAGTTCTACACGGAAGATGCTGGCTACGCTTTGGCGAAGCAAGTTGACACTGACCTGCACAGCCTGGCTACTGGCCTTGGTACTTCAGGTACTTCTTCTACAACTTACCTGAACAATGCTGGTACGTTCTTCGTAGATGCCTCTAATGGCTTGTCTACTTACACGGCTGACACGGTTGTTCCTGCTGACGTATTTACCGACGCTGGTTTCCGTGGCATTATCCAGAAGCTGGACGATCAAGATGTACCAATGGAAAACCGTTGCTTCATCATTCCTCCTTCAGTTCGCAACACTATCATGGGTATTGATCGTTACGTAAGCTCTGACTTCGTAAACAACGGTCAAGTCACCAATGGTCAGATTGGTCAACTGTACGGCATTGACGTATTTGTTAGCACCAACTGCCCTGTTGTTGAAGCTGCTGGCGATAACTCTGCTTCTTCTGTAGATTCTCTGGGCGCTCTGTTGATCCAGAAAGATGCAATTGTAATGGCTGAGCAACTGGGCGTTCGCTCTCAGACTCAGTACAAGCAAGAGTTCCTTGCTAACCTGTTCACCTCAGACACTCTGTATGGCGTTGCTGTACTGCGTCCTGAGTCAGGTTTGACTTTGGTTGTTCCTAAGTAATAACCATCTAACTGGGGGCTGCTACGGTGGCCCCTAGTTTTATTGAGGTAGCTGAGTATGAGCATAGTAGCTAGTTTGGTTGGCCCAGTAACAGGGTTGCTTGATAAGTTTATTGAGGACAAAGACCAGAAGAATGCTTTGGCTCATGAGATTGCTACCATGTCTGAGCGTCATGCTCAAGAGTTAGCTAAAGGTCAGCTAGAAGTAAACAAAGTAGAGGCAGGACACTCTAGTTTATTTGTTTCTGGATGGCGACCCTTCATTGGCTGGACATGTGGATTAGGCATGTTTGGTAACTTTATTACAATTCCGTTTTCTAACTTTGTATTAGCTCTAGCAGGTATAGACATTGTTATACCTTTAGTACCACTAGAAACTATGATGCCTGTCCTTATGGGTATGTTAGGTTTAGGCGCAATGCGTTCATTTGAGAAGACAAGGAAATAAGTAGCTGATGTCTCTAAATCTTGATTTCAGTAATTTTAATGTTGACTTGTCTGGTCTAGGCGACTTTAGTTTAGACTTGTCTAACTTGTCTCCTCTTTTGCAGGACACTACTTCTGATCCTAGTCCATTAGACATACGTAAGGCAGAGATTGCTGCTGAAGTAGCTGCTAAAGCAGCACAACAGCCTGTACAAACTGTTAGAGAAACTGCTGATTTATCTGCCTACTATGACGCACTACGTCAAGGAACTACAGTATCTGATATAGATACAGTAGGACAAAGCTATGACCAAGTTCTTAATGAAACTTTAGCTAACCAAGGTTTTGTAGACACAGACTATGCAGAAGGGGGTGGTGCAGGAGTTTCTAAACCAACCGTATCTGCTTTTACTGCTCCTGACTATGCTCCTAGAGAGCTAGGTAAGTTCCAAGGTAATCTCTCTGCACACACGTCAAGTTCTTTAGATCAGATCAAAGAGTTCCAAGCTCGCCTTGAGCCTTTAATGGCTCCAGTAATGGCACGTTTGCAGACACAGGAAAAGCTAGACTACAAAGACGCTGTTGAGCAGGCGTATCTACAGAACCCTGAGATTCAAGCACTGTACAACGAGTACGATGTAAAACCTTTTAGAGCTACTGATGATGGCTCTATTTATCTTTATGACCCGTTTACTTTTGGTGAGATTAGAACACTAGAAGTAAAAGACAATGATCTAAAGAAAGCTATAAAAGCAGTTACTCAGATTGGCGTAAGTATTCTTACAGGTGGTGCGGGAGCCACTATGGGACTTACAGGTGCCGCAGCCGCAGCAACAAGTGCCGCTGTATCAGGATTTACTACGGCTGCGTATGGTGGAGATAAAGACGCTATCCTTAACGCTGTGTTAATGGCTGGCGGTACTTCTTTACTTAAAGGTGCAGTTGATAAAGTTAAAGAAGGCGTAGAGAACGTAGCTGAAGAAACTCTACAGGCTGTTAGTCCAGAACTAAGTGTTGAGTTACCAGAGATAGTTTCTGCTGATGCAGTAAACGATACGATAGCTAAAGTTTCTGAAGAAGTTTCAAATGTAGGCGCTTCTATTTTAGACGATGGTAACATAGGTTTACCGGGATATGCTGTAGAGGGAAGTGAAAACTTTGGTAAGGTATTAACAGACGTTCAGCAAGCAGCTTTTGACCGTACTTTAGACCAAGTAATTTCAGAAGTAGGTATAGAAACATTTAATTCTCCTAATTTTAGCATGGGAGCTTATTTAACTTCAAGAGGAAATCCTGTACTAGCTGACTTAGGATTAGCTACAACCACTCAAGAAGCATTTTTAACAAGTTTAGGATGGGCTGCTCCAAAAGCAGGAGAGTTTACAGGGATGTTGTCCACCGCAGGCGTTGCTCCTTTAAGCACTACTCCTGAAACTTTACGCACTGTCGCTAATATAGAAAGAATAGATACAGCAACAGGAAACTTAATAGTTGACGGTACGCCCATACCTGTAGACGATGTAGTTCTTACTTCAGGAGGTAGACTAGAGTATACTAATCCTGAAACAGGAGTAACTATAGAGCTAACTACTCAGCAGTTTCCCGGCTCTACAACTACTGTTGAAGCAGATTTAGAAACCTTGCTATCAGAGCAAAGACCTGTAGTTGACGAGAGTTACTTACAGGTTGAGCAAGCTCCTTCAGGAGGAGGCGGTGGTGGAGCAGGAGGAGGTACTGGTTTAGCAGGAGGCGCCACAACAACTACTTCTGGTTCAGTAAGTGTAACTCCTTCTGTTGATTACACTGCACCGGGATCAGTTACCTCCAGTTTATTTGGAGATGTACTAAATACTGCTGCTGCGGTTGAGAGTGCTGACACTTCAACATCTCCAATAACTCCTGTAGCTACTACTGCTCCTGTTACAGAAACAACTCAGCCTACAACCACAGAGACTACAAGTATCCTTGAAGATACTACTGATGATATTACTACTGCTCCTGATACTATAGGTGGGGGATCAACAGGAGGTGTTGAAGAACCTATAAGCACTGGAGGTGCTGAAGGCACTGGTGCTGAAGGCGGCGCTAGTGGTGGTGCGGATGATGGCAGTGGTACTGAGGGTGACGGAGCTTCAGGTCAAGAAGGCGGTGATGATACTGCTGGAGATGGCACTGCTGCCGGTGGAGGTGCTGGCGATACTGGTGACGCTGAAGGTGCAGGAGAAGGCACAGGAGAAGGCACTGGTGACGGTGATGGCTCAGGAGATGGGACAGGTAGAGGCTCAGGTGCAGGAGGAGGATTAGGTATTGGTGGATCAGGGGGTATTGGGACATCTATGTTCTCAGACTATCTTTACGGTTTCCAGCGTCCTCAGATTTTAGAGTTAACTTCAATGTATGAGCCTTATCAAGCTCCTGCAATACAAGGTTTATTTAGAGGAATTAGATGAGTACCACATATTTGAATATAGTCAACGAGGTACTACGTAGGTTACGTGAAGACGAAGTATCTGCCGTTGCTAACACAGCTTACTCTAAAATGGTAGGCGACTTTGTAAATGATGCTAAACGCATTGTAGAAGATGCACATGAGTGGTCTACGTTACGAACAACTATTATTGTTCCTACTGTAGCAGATACTACAGAATATAGCTTGACAAACGCTGGAGAACGTGTTAAAATATATAGTGCTATTAACGACACATCAAACTTCTTTATGCGTTATGAGTCACCTAACTGGTTTAACAACGCATATTATATCTCTGGTGAAGTCACAGGCACTCCAGACTCCTACACGTTTAGTGGTATAGACAGTAATGAAGATACTAAAGTACGTGTGTACCCTAAGCCTGATGCAGTGTACTCTATGCGCTTTGATTTAATTGCTAGAGAAGATGAATTGTCTAGTGATACAGACACTACAGTGTTACCTAAGAACGCTATTATTCACAACGCTGTAGCTTTGTTGGCTAGAGAGCGTGGTGAGACAGGAGGTACTACTGCACAGGATTATTTCTTAATTGCAGACAAGCATCTGTCAGACGCTATTGCAATAGATGCTTACAAGAATCCTGAAGAATTTATATACACGGTACCCTAATGGCTGAACAACGTCAGAACATATACATAGGCGCTCCGGGATTCAAAGGTCTTAACACACAGGACTCTCCTGTAACACAAGATCCTGCCTTTGCATCTATTGCTGAGAATGCTGTTATTGATAAGTACGGCAGGATTGCAGCACGTAAGGGTCTAAAGAAGATCACAAGCAGTGCTACGCCTTTAGGGTCTAGTGTTGGTATAGAAGCTATCTTTGAGTACGTAGACCAAAGCGGTGACAAAGTAGTGTTTTCCGCTGGTAACAACAAGGTGTTTACTGGAACTACTACACTCACTGACGCTACGCCTAGTGGCTACACGCCTACGGCAAACAACTGGAAGATAATAAACTTTAACAATCATGCTTACTTCTTTCAAAGAGGACATGAGCCGTTAATTTACACTGATGAGTCTGGCTCTGGTGTGCTTGATAACATAAGCGACCACAGCCATGCTACAGGTACAGCACCACAAGCTAATGAAGCTCTAGCAGCTTTTGGTCGTGTATGGGCTGCTGACGTTACTGGTAACAAGCATACTGTTTACTGGTCTGACTTACTGAATGGTCATGCGTGGACAGGTGGCTCTACAGGATCTTTAGACTTAACTACTGTATTTCCTGAAGGCTTTGATGAGATAGTAGCACTTAGAGAGTTTAACAACTTTTTAGTTATCTTCTGTAAAAGAAGTATCTTACTGTACTCTGGTGCATCTTCTCCTGCCAGCATGACGTTATCCGATGTTATTACTGGTATTGGCTGTATCGCTAGGGACAGTGTACAGGCAATAGGTACAGACTTGATCTTCCTGTCTGACTCTGGCTTGCGTAGCTTAGGTAGAGTTATACAAGAGAAGTCTAACCCTATAGGTAATGTGTCTAAGAATGTAAGAGACACTATGATGTTGGCAGTCAACGCTGAAACAAAAAACATCAAGTCTGTTTATAGTCCAGAAGAATCTTTTTATCTTTTGTTCTTACCAACGTCCTTAGAAGTTTATGTGTTTGACATGAGAGGAACACTAGAGGACGGCAGCTACAGAGCAACTATATGGACAAGCGTAACGGCACTGTCTGGCACTAGGCTTGCAGATGGTACTTTGTACCTTGGTAATGCTAAAGGCATAAATGAGTACGATGAGTTTCTGGATGACACAGACACTTATACAATGAAGTATTTTACAAATCCTATGTCTTTTGGTGATCCTTCCAGAATTAAGATGTTGAAGGAAATATCCTTTACAGTCATAGGTGGTTCAGGTAGTCAAGTGATTGGCAACTGGGCTTATGATTATACAGAAGGTTACAGTAAACAAGCGTTTACAGTAGCCACAAGTTTAATTGCTGAATACGGTGTCTCTGAGTACAATGTTAGCACATCGGAATATAGTGCAACCATTGTTATTGACGTAGCTAAAGTAAAAGCTACAGGCTCAGGCAAAGTCGCTACTATCGGTATTGAAGCAATAATTAATGGTGGGGCTTTGTCAATACAAGAGTTAAACACTGAGGCACTTTTAGGTAGGTTAATTTAATGAGCAATTACACAAAGACAACAAACTTTGCAGCTAAAGATAGCTTACCTTCCGGTAACGCTAACAAGATTGTCAAAGGCACTGAGATTGATACAGAGTTTGACAATATCGCAACCGCATCAGCAACTAAGGCAGACATAGCTGGCCCTACGTTTACTGGTACTGTAACTATACCAACTGTAGATCTAAACGGTGGAGCTATAGACGGTACTACTGTAGGTGCATCTACTGCTGCTGCTATTACAGGCACAACCATTGTAGCTAACACTAGCATTAACATTGCTGGTGATGGTGCTACTGTAACTGGTATTAAAGATGAAGACGATATGTCTTCCAACAGTGCAACTAAACTAGCTACACAACAGTCAATCAAAGCATACGTAGACTCACAGGTAACTGCACAGGACTTAGACTTCCAAGCAGACTCCGGTGGTGCATTGAGTATTGACCTGGATTCAGAGACTCTTACGTTTACTGGAGGCACTGGTGTAGACACTAGCGGCTCTGGTAACGCTGTAACTTTTGCTATTGACAGCACTGTAGCTACCCTTACTGGTACGCAGACGCTAACCAATAAAACGCTTACGTCACCTACGCTTAACACACCTACTATTGGTACTTCGTTTACTATTGGCTCCGCTACTATTACTGAAGCAGAACTAGAAATTCTAGACGGTGCTACAGTAACTACTGCAGAGCTAAATGTACTGGACGGTATCACCAGCACTACTGCTGAGTTAAACATTCTTGATGGCGTAACGTCTACCGCAGCAGAACTTAACATCTTAGATGGCGTTACTTCTACTACTGCTGAACTTAATATTTTAGATGGTGTGACAAGCACTACTGCTGAACTAAATATTCTAGATGGTGTAACCAGCACAACAGCAGAGCTAAACATTCTTGATGGTGTTACTGCCACTACAGCAGAGCTAAACATTCTTGATGGTGTTACTGCCACTACAGCAGAACTGAACATTATGGATGGAGTTACTGCTACCACAGCGGAACTGAACCTGCTGGATGGTGTTACTTCTAATGTACAGACACAGTTAGATGCTAAGGCTCCAATTGCTGGAGCTACGTTCACAGGTACTACTACTATACCTACTGCTGACATTAATGGTGGAGCTATAGATGGGACAGCTATTGGCGCTGCCTCTGCATCCACAGGTGCTTTTACAACTATATCTGCATCAGGAAATGTAGATTTCAACGGTGATTTAGACGTAGACGGCACCACCAACCTTGACGCTGTAGACGTAGACGGCGCTGTAAACTTCGCAGCAGACGTAACCTTTGCAGACGGTGCAGACATCATCACTGCATCCGCAGGCACCTCTAACGTCCGTGTAGGTGTCAACGCAGGTAACAGCATCACCTCTGGCGGCAACTATAACGTGGTTGTGGGCGATGAAGCGGGTACGGCTTTGACTACGGGGGATGACAATGTTGCTATCGGCTATGCCGCACTGGATGCCGAAGATACTGGCACGAAATCAATTGCTATCGGCACTAATGCGTTAGGCGCACAAAATATTGATGGTGCTAGTCATAATGTTGCCGTTGGTCATCACGCAGGTACAACAATAACCTCTGGTTCGTTTAACACGTTAGTGGGGAATCTTACGGGAGACGCTTTAACCACCGGCACTGAAAATGTCGCTTTTGGTTTGAGTGCTTTAGGTGGTGATGTTGCAGGGAACAAAACGACCGCTTTGGGTAGAGGTGCCTTAAAGGTACAAAACTTTACTACGTCTACAGATTCTTTTAATACGGCGGTTGGGTATGATGCAGGTGCGGCAGTCACCACAGGCGTTAAAAATACTCTCATCGGTGGTAACTCAGGTGACGCTTTGACGGATGCTGACTTTAACGTCGCTGTAGGTAATGGGTCGTTGAGTTCAGATACGCTAGGAAGTCACAGCGTAGCTCTTGGTCATTTTGCTTTACGCAGTCAAAATAATACAACAGCGACAGATGCTTACAATGTGGCTGTAGGCTCACAAGCAGGAACCTCAGTCACCACGGGAACTCAGAATACGCTCATCGGTGGTCTTGCAGGTGATGCACTGACTGATGCAGATTACAACGTAGCTTTAGGTTATCAGGCTTTAAGCTCAGATACTTTAGGCAGTTATTCTACTGCTGTCGGTAGAAACGCTTTATATAGTCAAAACTTTACCTCTGCCACGGCATCTCATAATACTGCAATTGGATATGCTGCAGGTGAGGGGATAACATCAGGCGTACAGAACACCTTAATCGGTAGTGGCGCTGGTGATGCTTTAACTACAGGTAATGAAAATACTGCCGTTGGGTATGGTGCATTAACCTCTAGCACCACTGCTTCTGGGAACACAGCCGTGGGTTGGGGGTCTTTGTTGAATACATCAACTGGATACGCCGTCACCGCTGTGGGGTTAGGCGCTTTAGGTGTTCAAACAACGGGGCATTCAAACACCGCACTTGGTTATCAGGCAGGTGATACGATACAAAGCGGTAATAGTAATATCCTTATTGGGATGAATTCTGATGCGGCACATGATGGTGTAAATAACATCACAATAGGCGTAGGAATTACCGGTAATGACAATGACTTTACTTTTGGTAAAGCCGGAAATGTTGTTAGTAATGCTTTTGATACGGATAACGCTTGGTCTAGGTCTTCCGATGTGCGACTCAAGAAAAACATAGAGGATCAAACTCTTGGGCTGTCGTTTATTAATGATCTAAGAACAGTTAAGTACAACTGGAAAGCGAGTGGTGAGCTAGATGCGTCAGATGCCCAACTAGCGCATCTTCGTGAAAAAGATGAAAACGGCGACATTATTAACTACATGAACACTGAAGCAACCATGCACAACTTCATTGCTCAAGAAGTTAAAGCTGCATTGGATGCTGCTGGTGTATCAAGTTTTGGTGGCTGGAAAGAAGATAAATACGGTGTACAGCAAGTATCCCGTGAAATGTTTGTCATTCCGCTAGTCAAAGCAGTTCAAGAGCTATCTGCCCAAGTAACTGCACTAACCACAAGAGTCACTGAACTAGAATCATAGGAGATATTATGTCTGAAGTAAGAACTGACGAAGAAAAAGCACAGATGTATCAAGCGATGCTGGATGGCGCTAACGTCATCACAAGTGTACTTGATGCCGACAATGAGTACGGCAACGATCTGACCAACACTGAAAAGCAAGAGCGTGTACTGCGTAGCTCTGGTTATCTTGAGTACGGCAAAGCTATTGGCGATTGGGGGTCAGAAGACTTCACCGCTATCGACTCTGCTGTAGCAGCCGCAAAAGCATATACACCATGAAGCAAGATCAGACGCAAACACTTGACTTGGCTTTAGAAGCACTAGAGAAGATAGCTCAACATGAGAAAGAATGTGGTGAACGCTGGGGTGAAGCTACAGCAGAGCTAAGGCAGCTTAAAGAGCTAGCATCTTCTCATGCTCGTAAGTGGGAGCGTCTGGCTTGGCTTGTTGTTACTGTTGTGGTGACAGGTGCAGCCTCCGTGATAACAACAGTATTGACATAGAGAGAATATAAATGAGTGATGAAACTTTAACTCAAGATCAGCTAAGAGAAATACTAGGGGATCAACTTCTTGGTGATTTAAGTGGCACTATGGGAGGCTCTGGTAGCTCAGGAGGACTTGGAGGTCTTTTAGGTAACTTCTTTACAGGAGGCGCTGCTGACTCACTTCTTGGTGCAGGCTTAGGTTATAATCTTTTTGATAATTTAAGTTCTTTAGGTAAGACTGCACAGGAAGAAGCACTTAACATAGGGGAGAGAGCTAAAACAGATGCTGCCTTTAGACCCTTTACAGTATCCACTGGCTTTGGTGGCGTAAGTACCACACCTGAAGGTGGGTTTGCTACTACATTATCTCCAGAGCAAGCTGAACAACAACGTAAGCTACAAGCTCTCACAGGCACCTTACTTGGCGGTATGGGAGCAGGTGTACCAGATGTATCAGGTATCCAAGAACAGGCTCTAGGAGGCGTAGGTGGCTTCCTAACGGGTGCTATGGCTCCTATGGCACAGAGAGAAGCTGATGTCTATGAGCGCATTAGAGCTACTCAACGCCCTGAAGAGCAACGTCAACAGCTTGCATTGGAAGAACGTCTAGCTTCACAGGGACGTACAGGTCTACGTACAGCACAGTTTGGTGGTTCTCCTGAGCAGTTTGCTTTAGCACAAGCACAGGAAGAAGCTAAGGCTAGAGCATCTCTAGGTGCGCTACAGCAAGCACAAGCAGAGCAAATGCAACAAGCAGGACTTGCACAAAGTATGTTTGGTTTAGGCTCTGGTGCTGCTGCATTACCTGCTTCACTACAGCAAGCACAATTAGGTAACATTGGTGCTGCTTTAGGGTTACAATACTCGCCTGAACAACAGCTACTTGCTTCACTGACTCCAGCCGTGAACATTGCTAGTATTGCTGATCTTGGGAGACGTGAGGGTGCTGGTCTACGAGGTGAAGCAGCAATGACAGGACTAGAGGGACGTATAGCTGCTGAGAAGGCTAGAACTGAAGGTCTTGCAAGTATCTACAGTGCGCTGTTAGGTGCCCAAGGTAACGTAGGTGCTGCTGCTGCTGGAGGAGCTACAGGCGCTGGTGGTTTGTTATCTGCACTTGCAGGTTTATTTTAAGGAGGAGTAAGTAATGGCTAGACTAGGAGGTAATTTAGCAGGGTTGTTTACTAATAATCCTGTAAACGCTGTAAGTGCAACAGGTCAACCGTTAATTGGCGGAAGTCAGGCTGCGAACCTATTGACAAGAAGTGTTGGTGGTTTGCTTGGGAGAGACGTAAGGACTCCGCAGGAGAAGCTGACTCAAGCGTTAGCTCAGGTAGACCCTAACAGCCCAGACGCTGAAGCACAGCAGTTAGCGGCTTTAGTTAAGTTTGGTTCACCTGAGCAACAAGTTAGGGCTACACAACGCTTAACTGCTCTTAGGAAAGAAAGAGAAACTACTTCTAAAGCTAACCGTATAGAAGAAGGCACTGCTGCCATACAAGATGTGTTGTTAACTGTTGACAAAGATAGTTTTTATACTCCTAATACCTTAGACACTGTAGCTACTTTACAGCAAGAATATGGTATTTCTCCTTCACAGCTAGACTCTATTTATGACTCAGCTACTACCGCTAGGGGAATTACTAAGCCTAGTTCTACAGCGGGAGAAGCTAGGTTCTTTTCTAGGGGTAAAGTTAGAGATAGCCAAACTAAAGAAGAATACTTTGTAACAGAAGCTGTTTATAAAGACGGCACAACTGAACTTATCTATAAAAATAGTAAAGGAGAAACTGTTACACCTACAGGCAAAGTAGAAACAATTAGTGGCACCACAGGACAAAGTGGCGCAGATCAAGATGCTGCTGATAGAGCTAGGGATGAGCATCAGGAACGCTTAGAAAGAGAAACTCTTGAAATAAAGCAGAAGTTTAACATTGGTGAGGAAGAAGCTAAACTCTGGTTAAAGGAAGTTGCTGAAGCAAGAACTAAAGTTATAAAGTTAGCTCCACAGCTAAGAAAAGCAGAAGAACAGCGAGAGCTTTTAACTAGAATAAGAACAGGTGGTATTGTTCCTGCTAGTTACAAAGCTATTCTAAGTTTCTTGGGTATAGAAGCACAAGGGGCTGTTGATGCAGAAAGATTCAATAAGCTCGCTAAAGAACAAATGATAGGTGTCTTAGGTAACTTCGGGTCTAATCCTACTGAAGGCGAAAGAGCTTCAGCACAAGAGCTTGTAGCTTCTATTAACGATCTTACACAAGTAAATGTTGAGACTATTGATGCGTACATTAGAGAACTACAGTATAGCTATGATGATTACGTTAGAGTCTTAACAGAAGGAGCTACACCTCAGAGCGTAGCTAATGCTAGACTAAGGGAGATTAAAGCTATTATAGATGGAGATAAACGAAGCTCAAGTGATTTACCAAGCCCTGATGCTGTCCAAGACGGTGATTACTATACAAAAAAGAACCAAGAGTAACATATGCCTACTTTACAAGAACATAAAGACGCTTATAAAAGAGCTTATGACGCTAAAGACTACGAAGCTGCTAGTAGAATACTAGAAAAGATACGCAGTTCTGAAGCTCCTGCTGAAGCAGAAGACCAGGGTTTCTTTGAGTCAGCCGGTGAGTTTTTATCTAAGAACATGGAAATACCTTTAGGTATATCAGGCAGTCTTGCAGGGGCAGGGGCAGGTTTTTTGATGGGTGGGCCTGTGGGCGCTGTAGTAGGCGGTATCCTTGGAGGAGCAGGAGGTAGCTTTGGAGGCTCTATTACTTCTGATTATTTAGAAGGAGTACCTATAGACTATGCAGAAGCTACTGAACAAGCGTTAATATCAGCAGGTATTGACATAGTAACAATTGGCCTAGGAAGTAAGGTAAAGCCTTTCCTGCTTAGTGCTAAAGCAGCTAGAATGTCTCCTGATGAAGCTGCTAAACTGTTTGTTAAAGAAGCAGCTATGGTTGCTGGTGAACAAGCTAACAGGGTTGTAGCAGAAGCAGGACAAAGAGAAGCTATTGCTAGGGCAGGAGGACTGCTGGCTTCAGGTAGCCCAGAGTCTTTGAAGGAGTCTCAGAAGTTAGCAGAAGAGTTTGGAGCTACTTTACTGCCTTCACAGACAGGACAGGCTAGTACTGTGCAGACGCTGGCTGAAGGCATTGCAAACTTAGGTTTGTTTTCTTCAGGTAAGATGGGCAAAGCTACAGAAAGACTAGATAATGCTTCTGCATCTGCGTTAACTGAGATAATGAACAGAACAGGCACTGATGAGTTTCAAGACCCTAAAGCATTAGGACAGGCTATGTCTACTGTTATAGACAAAGGCAAAGAAGCTATGTCTACTTTGTACTCTAGGGGGCTTCAGGAAATACAGGAAGGTCTGGGGTCACAGCGTACTGAACTTTCTCCGTTAAAAGCATCTTTTACTAAGTTTAGGAATAAATCACAAGGGGAGTTGCGTAACTACTTACAAGATTCTACATTAAAGTATGTTGACGATACTTTAGCTACTATGTCCCAGTTAAAAACTTTGTCTGTAAAAGAGTTACTAGAGTTTGAAAAGACTCTAAAGACAGACATAGCTGCTTTAGGGGGTCTAGGGTCTACAGGTGCCCAAAGAGAAGCTGCTAGAGAGTTAACTATTCTGTCTAAAAATATCCGTGGAGTAGTTCAAAGAAGTTTAGACAGAACAAGTCCAGAACTAGGTGCTAAATATCAAGACCTAAAGAAGGCTTATAGAGTATCTATTAACGGTATCCTGCCTAAAGTTAACGCTAGGTTTGTCACTAACGCCCAGAAAGAATCTTACTCTGCTTTAGGCAAGATGTTAAGCCGTAGTGGAGGTTTGGATGAGATTACCGCTATGATGAAAAGCATAGATGAGTCTTATGCAGTTATGAGAAAAGCTAGTAGTAAAAGAATGCCTAGTGGCTTACCTTTCAAAACTGCTGACGAAGCTAAACAAGCTATCAGAGAATCCTACTTAAAAAACATCTTTACTGATATTGGCGGGGACTTTAACAATCAAAAGTATTCTTATCTAGCTTCTCAATTCCAAACACCTGAGAATGCAGCTAGGCTAAAGCTAATCTTAGGTGAAGATGCACCTAGAGTTAAACAAGTTATGAACTTGATGTCTGAGACATCCGCTACTATACAGGGCAACTTAGGAGAACTTCTTTTTAGATCTAAAGAGTATGCAGCTTTAGGTGCGCCTGGAAGAGGTTTGAGTGATGCTAGGGCAGCAGGCATGGGGGGACAAGGGCTTGCTGTGGCTTCTGTAGACGCTCTTATGGGAGGATCTATTCTAGTGGCTCCTGTAGTGTTGGCTAATATAGTCACAAACCCTAAATTAACTAACAAACTACTTGCTTTTGATAAAGCAAAGTTCCCTACTCAAGAAGCTGCTTTGCTGGCAGCTAACGGTATTGTAGAGGAAGTTTTTGATACTTTAACTGACGAAGAAGTTAGAGAAGTACAAAGAGAACTTAGAAAGGGTCGGGAAGAACAAGAGTAGAGACAAAGGGGGCATTGCGCCCCCAAGTCTACTCAAGCTACATTAGAAAACTTAACCTTCCCTACATCCCCACGTAGTCCAGCCTTCATGTAGGTAGTTGCACGCCCTTCAAAGAAGTTCTGATGCTCTACACCTAACACATCATCCAGCCAGTTCAGTGGATTCTCTTTGACATTGTAGTTAGTCTTGAGTCCTAACTGTAGCAGCCTACGGTCAGCAATGTACCTGATGTACTGCTTCATCTCTTCTTTGGTTAAACCAGTAATATCACCCTGCTCAAACACTAAGTCCAAGAACCTATCCTCTAGGTCAACCATTTGGCGGCAAGCCTTATAGATTTCTTTCTTGAAAGAGTCTGTCCATATGTCAATATTCTCTTGAATAAACTCCCGGAACAGCTTAGTCATTGCCTCTACGTGTAGAGATTCATCACGTATACTATAAGTAATAATCTGCCCCATGCCCTTCATCTTGCCAAACCTTGGGAAGTTTAGAAGGATGATAAAGCTACTAAAGAGTTGTAGTCCTTCAGTAAAACCTGAGTAGATAGCCAAGGCTTTTGCAATAGCACGTCTATCGGGAACAAGTGAGCTTGTAGCGGCCTTTTCTGGAAGCTTTACAGAGTTTATATAGTCATGTTTAGCAGCCATAGCCTCATACTCTGCAAAGGCTTTGTACTCTACCTCTGGCATTCCTACGGTGTCCAGTAGCAGGCTGTATGCATGTTGATGGATAGACTCCATATTGTTAAACGCACCCATCATCATACGTGCTTCAGGCTTTCTAAAGATACGCATGTACCTATCAACGTATCCATTGCTGACATCTACATCAGACTGTGTAAACAGACGGAAGATCTGAGTTAGTAGATTCTTCTCTTCATCAGTCATTGTCTGCCAATCTTTAACGTCATTGTGCAGAGGTACATCCTCTGGGAACCAGTGCATCTGATTCTGTTGTGAGTAGTAGTCAAACATCCAAGGATGGTCAAACGGTTTGTAGTAATCTCTAGTTGATCTTAAACTCAAGCTGCATCTCCCTCTTTAATAAAGACACCATGACTGTTCATGTGTCCCTTGCGATCCTTAATATCATTGTACGCTACCTTCAGGCATTCCTCTAGGGTAGTGTCATTCATAATGGCTAAAGTGTTTAACACCACCAAGCAGTCTCCAATGTCATCAGTCACATCACGCTGCTTGGCTATGTTATCTCCTAGCTCTCCCATCTCAGACACAAGTTTAGCAAACTGTGCTAAAGGTGTGCTGTTGTTAAGTATACCACGCTTCATTGCCCACAGGCTAATCAGGTGTATTAGTTCATCACTCATTCTACTTCATGTCCTGCCATAATTACTGCTTGCTTGAATACTTCCACCAAGTAGATGGTCTCCTTCAAGTCCATAGACTCTGTAGCCTTAGCTGTCAGAGCGTCATCTTCAGTCCACCCTAGTACCAGTACGTGATTAAACTCACCCTTACAGTCCTCTAGTACCTCGTCAGCGGTAGCCTGGGTAGGCATTAGGTTAATTACATTACTCACTAAAGTGTGTCTCCAGTACAATCAGTTTATCTTCTGCTTCAGCAATCTTCTGCACCAGCTTGTCCATAGTCTCAATCAAGTTACCATGCTCACCTACGCCTACAGGATTGTCTAGGTAGTTCTGCACCTCTGACTTGTACACGTCTATCTCAGCGTTGTACAGGCGCTTCATGGCGCTAATCTTTTGGTCTATCACTGTATCCATCCTCCAGTAATTGCTTGTACTTACTCAGGTACTCCTTGTAGCTCAGGGGTGCCTCTTGTTGTTTGATCTTGTTGCTCATGTAACTAGACCACATTTGCATACAGTAGTTACTGAACAACATAATCTTGTCATCCTGTTCCTTATAGTATACCAGATAGTCAGACCAGTTAGCATACTTTTTTAGCTCAGGTATATAGAACTTTGCTCTGTACGCTGGGTGTTCATCCTTCACAGCTTAAACATTCTCCGTCTTCAAGGTTGATCCTGGGTATCTTGATGTTAACATTCTCTGTATTTCTAGCCGCTGTAGTTCGCAGGTAATACATAGATTTGAGTTTGTTAGCTCCTGTCCAATGTACGCTATTAACATACTCCAGATACTCATCGTGGATCTCCTGTGGTGCTGTAGCTGGTGGCGGCTCAAAGAACAGGTTTACTGACTGTGCTTGGCAGACGTACTTCTGTCTTTGGTAGGCGTGTTCAATGACCCAAATTTGGTTAAGTTCAGGCGCTGTCTTGAAAACTTCTTTCTCTTCTTCCGATAGTTCCGGTAGGTCTTTAACAGAGCCTTCAGCAGCAGCAATATCTTTCCACGTTTTCTCTGTGTTGGTACCTTTCTCTTCAAGTAGTTTCTCCAAGTATTTGTTCTTGACTTTGTACGAGCCTGTTAAAGTTTTGTGCGTAAATACGTTAGCCCTTGTAGGCTCAATACTAGGACTTGTTCCACCGCATATAATACTAGAACTAGCATTAGGGGCAATAGCAAGCAGATGGGAATTGCGACGGCCACTACCAGCCATGTCAGGAGCCTCCCCACGGTCTCTAGCCAGACTTCTGGAAGCCATCTCAGATCTTTCTTTGATTGTCTTAAACGCTCTATTGTTGAAGCTGGAGGCGTACATTCCTTCAAAAGGGATTCCATTACGTTGAAGGTAACTATGAAAACCCATCGCTCCAAGACCGACCGCACGTTCTCTATATGCACTATAAGCGGCTTTTGCAAAGCCTGTTTTATCTTCTCTAACATAACCTCTAAACTCCTCTATGCTATCTGCTGACACGTTCATGCCTGTGTCTATCATAGCGTTGTCGATAAAGTGTTCGATGATGTTATCCAGCATGTTAATCATGTCAAAGATAAACAGTTCATCATCCTTCCAATCATCAAAGTATTCTAGGTTAACACTAGACAAGCAACAGACTGCTGTGCGATCTTCACTGGTTGGTAGTGTAATCTCAGAACACAAGTTACTCTGTCGTACCTCTAGTCCCATGTCCTTCTGTGGCTGCGGTAGAGCCTCGTTACAGCGGTCTAGGTTAACAATGTAGGGTTCACCTGTCTCTGCTCTGGTGTGTACTAGCTGCCACCACAAGTCCCTAGCGGATACAGTCTTGACTGCCTGCTTAGACTTAGGGTCTATTAGCCTCCAGCTATCATCAGACATGACGGAGGCCAGGAACTCATCTGTGATTGTAATTCCATTGTGAAGGTTAAGGCACTTACGATTAAGATCGCCCCCAGTAGTCTTTCGCATAGCGATAAACTCTTCCACTTCTGGATGACTGATGTCCATATACGCTGCATAAGATCCTCTCCTTGTTACGCCTTGGTTAAAGGCAAGCATTTGACTGTCAACTACGTGCATGAAAGGTATGCTACCAGTAGACTGACTACCGTTAGCAGTTGAAACGCCATTACTTCTAACAGCACCCCAATATCCACCCAAGCCTCCACCTCCACTTGCCAACCATATGTTCTCATCGTAGTGATCAGAAAGACCACGCCTTGAATCAGGAACATAATTGAGAAAGCAGCTAATAGGTAAACCACGTGTGGTTCCCCCGTTACTAAGTATAGGAGTGCTAAAACCGAACCAGCCCTTGCTTGCGTAGTTATAAAGGCGCTGTGCAAGATTGTAGTCAGTATGTCCTTGATACGTTGCGCCATAGACCGACGCTCTGGCAAATGCTTCTTGGGCATGTGTCTCATCTCCCCAGAAATATCTATCCTTCAGTGTCTCTAGTGAGAACACATTAAGGTTTTCTTCTCTGTCATAATCAATCTGGATACCTAAATAATCCTGTACGCCTACCTTACTTGTCACTAGGGTTCTCCAGCATATACGTAATCAATCGTTCTTCGTACCACCTAGCTTTACGTAGGTCTTCAATAGGACTCTTCTTGTATCTAAAGCGCCACATGTACTTCAAGGCATTACCACGTAGGTATCCAATGTACTCATCGTGATTGAGCATACCCTTGATGGCATCAATACACTCTAGGCTACCAGTGTTGTAATGCTCTGGCCGGTGTACATTGTCGTACTTATAGTCTCCGTACACTGGGTGGTCGTTAGGCTCGTTGTCATCATCATAGATATGATTCCATGTGTCAGCTACAGGGGTAGCAGTTTTTTTACTAAGTGCATTCCACTCTTCTGGTGTTGCGTTATCAATACTCATCTTGTTCTACCTCTACTTCCTCTTCATCTACTTCGGCTTCAAACACCTGTAGACGGTTAATAAATTTATCTTCAAACCTATCCAGCAGCTCTTCAGAACTAATGTCCAGGGCTTCCAGTAAGTCTTCAGCGTCATAGCGTTTAAGGATACGCTCTATTACTTCATCCATTGTTAGTGACATGATCTACATACTCATCAACTGTGTAAAACTCAAAACCTTCTTTGTGGCACCACTGTCCCATCGTAATCTTAGAACCTTTCCTGACCTTCTTGTTGGGGTCTGACAGGACAAAGATTAACTTGATTGGTTTAATACTATCACGTATTGATGTGTACTTCTGGGTGTCTCCTGCCCTAAAGAATCCTTTAGTCTCAATGTAGTCACCCGTCTTCTTATCCACAAAGTCTGGCTTGTATTTCCTGTGCATCACGTATGGTACATCATATGGCTCGTACAAGTAGCGTCTTTTAGGTGCTGACTGTGCAAAGCGTTTCTCTAAGCCTGACCTGTAGATGCTCTGCTTACGTGATCTCTTGGACTTTAGGCTCATTTACCACCTCCGTTAAGTATCGTGGCCCTGTAGAGTACAGGAATGTACGAAGGTCTGGATAACAAGCATGTTTGAAGTGACAGTAAGAGCAACCCATAGCCAGCTTCTTGTTACCGGACTTGCCATCAGGCACTGTGTCATGGCACAAGGGTGGTGGTTCCTTCTGCTCTACCATCTCCTTAACATGGATGATACGCTCCTCTATGTCCTTCTTTAGAACCTCATAGACAGGAGCCTGCTTGTCCTCTAGGTCATACTTCAGGTAAGTCAAGTGACCATTAGCTTTATCCATAGCCAGCCAGCCTACCTGTGTCTCACCTTCAGACCTAGCGTATCCCTTGATCTGATCTATGTAACCAAACGGATCATCAAATGCAAGTGAAGCGTCCCTGAACTTCTTGAAGCCGTAGGTACTGGCAGACTTAACGTCAGTCACTATACCATCAATCTTGCAATCCATGCTGCCTGAGATGCCCTGTACAGTAGCCTGTGCCTGCTCATGTGTCACTGTGTGCCCTGCTAGACGTACAAACAGTAGCAGCATCTCCTCAATGAGATGTCCGTACATGAACTTCACAAGGGTATGTGGCTGCATCTTTTCCTTCGGCCCTACATTATTGTAGTGATTCCACAGGAACCTATCAGTCTTGCCGATGTTAGACATACGCAGCTTACGTGCATCAAATCTACCACGCTGGGTAAACTCCTTACGCATAAGATCCTTACATGCCTCACCGAAATCATCAATGATCTGTTCAGCGTCTACTGAGCGATCAGGAGACTTGAACTTCACAAGATTGTATATGTCATCTATCAGGGTGTTAGTCGTTTTCATCAAAGTATCCATCTAGTATACGTTCAGCTACTGGAGCCGCTATTACAAACCATTCATTCTTACTGCCATGAGTTTTCCTTAGTAGCTCATGTATCTCACTCTCTGCTCTACGTCTGTCCTTAGTGTCATAAGCCTTTATCAAGATGTAGTCCCTGTATGGGCTACCTGTTTGGAACTGCTTTAGCCTGTCCTCTGCATCTATTGCCATGCCTATCTTAACCCAGCTAGGGTAAGCTGGGCTATACAGGATGTACACTTGACCTTCCTTTGCAGTCTTGTAGTTACTTAATGACTCAAACGCTGCATCACCGAAGGACTTATAAGTTCCTGGTTTGTACAGAGGATGTTTTTTAGATATGTATTTCCCATTTACAAACATTCTTTTTGGGTTATTTTTAGGGGTGTTACGACTATTGTGTACAGTGTTAAAACAAGGCCTACATATTTTGATGTTGTTTTTTATAAAAGATTTATTTTGATTATGCTCAGTTAGTTCAACTCCACACTTAATACACTCCTTAGTGGGTGTCTGCCCAACTACTTCCAACTTGGTACTCTCCTGTGAGTTTACAGTTGAGTCCCAGTTCAGTTCCTGCTGCTTCCAAGCAGGAGACTGCAAGTCTTCCGTACTTGTCTGCGTGGTCTGATCTAACTTCCGCTTGTACTTCGTCATGGATGTTCCCCACAAAGTAATAGTCTAGTTTCCACATTGTAGCATACTCTTCCAGCAAACACATTGCTTTCTTCATAACAATTGCACCGGCACTTTGCAGTAAAGTATTGAGTGCAGAGTGTGCTGATCTAATATGTAACAGCCTGCCGTCTAAGCCTTCAATAGTTCCTTGCTCTGACTCTCTGACAATTCTGTCTTTAAGATCTGCATATGCTGTGAGATTAGACATAAATCGTTCTCTAAGTGTTTTACCAGCAGCTCTGCCTGCTGAAGCCACTGTTCCAAGTTTCTCATCTCCTGCCCCGTAGAGAAGTGCGTAGATGAAAGTCTTTGCCTGATCTCTTGATTCAAGTCCTGCAAGGTGCTGGTTAGCAGTGTGGATGTCTCCGTTAATGACTTCATTTGTGTACTCCTTATCGTCCATGTAGTGGGCCAACATACGTAGCTCTAGGCCACTAGCGTCAAACCCTACAAGTTTATAGCCTTCTCTGGCAACCCAACACTGTCGGCATTCCTTGCCATACGGTGAGTAGCTTGCCGGTACTTGGGCCAAGTTTGGTTTAGAATGTGTCATACGACCAGTAACAGCACCGTTGGTGTTAACATAGCCATGCACTCTGTCGGTGTCTGGGTTAGCTTCATCTACCCATGACTGCACTTGAGCAACACGCTTTTGTAACATCAGGTACTCAGCAATCAACGCTGCCTGTGGTATGTCCTTCACTGTAGACAATACTGCTTCATCTACTACTGGCTGACCTGTAGGTGTTAGCTTTTCTGGCTCCCATCCAAAGTCAATCAGGTACTCACCTATCTGCTGTCTTGAGCCAAGGTTGAATGGCTTGAGTACCTGTCGCATGAAAGGTTCTCTGTTGCCTGACTGTTGCACCTTCTGGTATTCATCGTCAGTGAGTCCTACCTTAGACAGGCTACCGTCCTTCTTGGTCTTTGGCACTACCTTCTTAACGTCAACCCACTTAGGCTTGAATACCTTGTGTACTTCATCCTCCACAACAAGCTTGCGCTCCTTCAGGGTAGCAAGCAAATCCATAGCATGTCTCATGTCCAAAAGCCAACCATTACGTATCTGCTTCTGTACAATCCACTGCGTCTCATGCTCAAGGGCAACAGACTCCTTGCTAAACTTGCGTAGCTCTAGCTTCATCTGATTGTATGCCTTAGCTGTCACACGGACATCTTGGATACAATAAGCAACCATCTCATCGGACAGGCAAGTCCAATCACTGTGATCTCCTTTAGGGAATCCCAGGATTTCACCCCAGTTAGACAGCCTGTGGCCTCCTTCACGTTGTGGGTTAGCAAGACGGGAGAGCACTAATGTGTCCTCTACTCTGCTCTTGTCCACCGTGATGCTCCACAGCTTCTCTAACACCGGCATATCAAAGCCTATCAGGTTGTGCCCCACTACAGGGAAGTCACCTTCTAGCGCCTTTGCGAGGCTTTCACGGTCGTAGTGTTCCTGTACCACATCGTCCTGCATAGTTACTGCTAACCATATGGTGTCAGGATCAAGACCGTTAGTCTCTATGTCCAAGAACATTGGTTTATAAGGCACTGTCTACATCCTTCGGCTTACTCGTCTCTGACATTCTACCAGTAAAGTTATCGTACTTCAGGTAGCAACATGCACCAGTTAGTCCAGAGTAACGGTTCTTGAGCACACGCACTGTTGTCGTATTACGTCGTTCAGGGTTATCGTCCTGTTGATCACGCTCCAAACCAATGACCATATCAGACAATTGTGCTATAGCCTGCGAACCACGCAGTTCACTTAGACTAATCTGCCCACCGTCCTCGTGTGCCTTGCCTTGGGTACGCTTCAGGTGTGACACAAGGAACAAGCCTACGCCTAGCTCCTGCACCAGTGACCGTAGCTTGGTCATGATAGCGTCAATAGCTTTGCGCTCATCACCGTTGTCCTGTGCTGACACAACGATGGACAGGTGATCTAGGATAATCCACTTGCAGTCCAGTGCCTTAGCCATGTACCTGACCCTAGCCAACAGGTTGTCCTCGCTGGTGCTGCCCCAGTGGTCAAACAGGTAGAACCTGCCGGTACCAAGGGTGTCCTCCCAGTAAGGAAACGCTATCTCAGGATCAAGGTCTTCCTCAAGGTGCAAGGGACAGTCTGCCTCTACTGACATGATGCCCAGCGCAGTCCGAGCAACATCTTCCTCCAATGCTAGGATTCCAATGTTGTCCTCCGTTGCCCTAAGCAAGTAGTGCTCTAACTCCCTGACCATCTGAGATTTACCCATGCCTGACCCTGACGTTATCGTCACTAGCTCGTATGGTCTAAATCCCTTCGTGTAGGTGTTGAGTCCCTGCCAAGGGTACGGTATTGACTTAACCTTGATCTTGTTGGTTAGGGCATCCCATGTGTCACTGCCTTGGATGATACCGTCAGGCTGATAGACCTTGGAATTCCACCACGCCGCAGTGAAATCTCTCACCTTGTTAGCTACTAGCATCTCACTAGCGTCCTTCAAGGGTAGCTTTACTATCTTTAGCTTGCTTGGTGAGAACAAGTCCTTGATGTCATCTATGGCCTGCTGGCCTGCCTTGTCACCGTCAAAGCAAACAACCACGTTGTCGTAACCTTCAAGGAAATCCAGGTTCTCCTTGATCTCCTTAGCTGCTGACGATGCTCCGTTACGTAATGAGACTACATCCCACTTGCGCTCAAACATCTCAGACACGCTAAGGGCATCTAACTCACCTTCTGTGATTGTTATGTACTTACCACCACCACGGCACGTTTGCTGTCCGAACAGACCTACATTAGTGGTCATGTCACCTGTAGCATGGAAGTCCTTGGTCTTCACATGACGTATCTTGGTGGCTTTAAGCTCGTCGCTGTCGGTGCTGTAGTACGGGTATATGTGCTTTGCAATCTCACCGGAGGCATTGTACTCCACCATGACATTGTACTTTCTACAAGTCTCTTGGCTGAGCCTCCTGTCCGGTATTGCTGCTATGACTCCCGATGCTGTCATATCTTCTAATGGCCTCCTTGGTTGGGGCTGTAGTTGAACTACGTTGCCATTCACATTTTCGTGGTGATTGCACCCTGCTGCAAAACAATGAGCCGACCCGTTGCTATAACGGGCCAGCGCATCACTTGAGCCACACTTAGGGCATGGCTCATGTTTTACAAAGGTGCTCTTTTCTCCACTATAGGTCGGCATCTATGCCGTTACTGTCTTCGGCTACTTCTACTACCCGTACTGCGTTTAGGTAGGTTGGTGTGCCGTGTACAGGGTGTGGTGTTGCTGTCTTATAGCTAAGACGCACCACAGATCCTCGTGGGATGTTACCAACGAAAGGTTGATCGTTAGCATCAATGACTTTTACATTGAACTTGCTGGTGAACTTTCGCTGTTTGTTACCTTCGTACTCTCGTAACTTAACACCCTGCTCAGCTAACAAATCAGCGTTATCATCGTCCAAGGTGATAGTCAAGGTGTACTTGCCTGTGTCCTGTCCGTTATAAACTTCTGTGCTGTCCAAGTGAGCAAATGCTGCTTTACCACTAACTACTGCCATATCAATTACCTCTAAGGTTTACTTTAGTTTACTTAAGAGAGCTAAAGAATAATCATTATGATAATCACAATGTGTTCTTTGCTCTCTTGAGTCTATTGTACATGAATAATCCTTCAAGCATCATGAAAATAATTCATGTTGGGATGTTAACCGTTTCACCTCCTCAAGTCTTTTGACTAAATCTTGAACCTCATTATCGTCTACCTTCTGATTTGGAAACCTTGCTTTGAGTGACTCCACGTTGCAAGGATTGCACAAATCTAGCTTGTCTTTGTCCTCAAGTAGTACATTGCAGGCTTTACAGCGCATTAGTGTACCTCCTGTGACTCTGAGCCTATCAATTGCGCGTATAAGCCCTCTAGATCGTCCGTAGAGCGGTTTTCCAGGTCATCATGTAGGTAGGCACTGCACATGGCTAACATCTCGCTAACGGCCATTACGTTAAGCCTGTACTCACTCAAGGTGTTAACTATCATGTCACGCCTTTGTTGCTCTGGATCTTGTTCGTTACTGTCTGTAACGTCTTCGTCCCAATATGTTGTGCTCATTTGACCACCTCAGTCAGTCCATGCCAATCGTTTATAGTTATCTTGGACATTCTCTTGTCGTGTGGTATGTACAGGCTACGCTTGCCAAGATGGTACCCAATGTAACATCTACCAAATGACATGCCGTAACGTCGTTTTGTTTTCCTTAGTCTATAGATCATTGCTTTGCTTCCTTTTGCTGTAGTTAGTTTTCCCTAGGTAACACGAAGCGCACACTAGCGCCCCGTTAACGTACACCATAGAGTGTCTGTTGTATTCCTGCCCGCACCTGCTGCACTTTGCTTTCATAGCTCTATGACTCGCTCAATGTCCCAAAATGTATTTGATCCTGCGCCTACCGGCGCTTTTCCGGGCAGAACTCCATACTCCATTAAATACGCGGCAAGCTCTTTTGCCTCTTCTTCGCTGAATGCTGACAGTGTTAGCTCTACAGTGACACCATAGTCCTTTAGCTCAGGTTCTGCTGGCTTGTGTAGCGCCTCAATTGCTCTTGCGTCATTGGTCACCCTTAGCGAGTCCATGTGATCCGCTACACTCTGCCCGCCAATGCTCATGCTTAGTTGCTCAAATAAATCCATAGTTTATTGCTCCTGTTGTTATGCGTTGTTGATATTCTCTATCAGTTCACTGATTTCTTTTCTGTGGACTCTCAAAGCAGACCATACTGCTTTCTGCTCCATTAGTCTAGCTTCTGCAATATCCAAATCAATACTTTTCTGGATCTTTTCCAACTCACCCACAATCTGGTGCAGGCATACTCCATCTACTGCGCTCATGATGTTACTCCAAGCAATAGCGCCCACGTTAGGTAAAAGCCTAGAATGA